AGCTCTCTCATTATTTCATGCAGAGGGCGATCCAGCTGGCAGTGAGGAGGTCGTGATGGCATACAGACCAAATCTTGAGAATGTCATAGCTTTGATCCTCCTCTCTCCCACATATGAGACTGTGTCTGGTGTGCCTGTAAAGACATATCCAGACACAGGTGATGGTGCCATGATCTTCGGAAGTTTCAAGACGTATGGAGGCACTGAAAGGGACATCAATGGGCAGTATTCCATCGAGGACACTGCTGTCATAGAGACATGGTACAGACCTGATATCAAATCAGACTGCCGTATCTACGTCCCTCATACTGGTGCGACATACGAGGTCTGGAATGAGCCAGAAGACATAAATATGAGGCACCAGTTCATGCGCTTCAAGGTCCGCAGATACAAGGGAGGCGCATGATATGGGAAGGAACACACTGAAGCTGGACACAGAAGGTTTTGACAGGCTGATATCTCATCTGAAAGAGCTGGAAGGAGATGTTCAGACAGCTGTCACAGATGCCTTGGAACAGTCTGGAGAGACCATAACAGAGGATACCCATGACGCACTGGCAAAACCAAACCTTCCTGCAGGTGGCGAATACTCTCAAGGGTATACTGAGCAGTCTGTGGTGGATCCGCAGGTCAGATGGATCGGTGGGACACTGGCAGAGATGGGTGTAGGTTTTGACTACTCCAAAAAAGGCGCAGGCGGATTCCTGATCTCTGGCACTCCAAGGATGCGACCAGACACAGAGCTTCAGAGGATTTACCGGCGCAAGAAGTACATGAGGGACATCCAGCAGGACATGTCCGATGTAGTGGAGGATTACATCGTCAAAGCATTGAGAGGAGGGTGAGAATATGAAGGATGTACTGATATCTTTACTGGAGACATTTGGATATCCGGTCAGACTGCAGGGGAGCCTCGCACCAGAAGAAAAATATCCTGATTCCTTCTTTACCTTCTGGAATGCCGACAGCGAGGATGCCTGTCACTACGACAACAGAGTCAGGGCATGGGTATGGGACTTCACTGTGTACTTCTACAGTACCAGTCCTGCACTGGTCAACAGTGTGCTTGATGAGGCAAGAAAGCTCTTATCTGCAGCAGGCTGGGTGATGTCTGGCAGAGGGTACGATGTGGCAACAGACGAACCTACTCACACAGGTCGTGCTATTGATATCATGTATCGCCAGCGCAGTACTGAGGAATAAGCAAAGAGGACAGGCATCATGCCTGCCAAGAGCAACATATTAACTAAGATTTAAAATACGGAGGTAAACAACATGCCTTATCCGAGCAGAACTTTACAGGAGATTGTCGAGTACAGAGGTGTAGAAGGACTCGTAGCTGCAGAAATTCTTGTCGATGATAATGAAACTAACACGGCAGGATCAGGAGAAACACCGAATCACGGCTATGTCACTGGTGACGTTTTTGCCATCGCAGGCGTGGCTGAAATCAGCAAGACCACAGACTCTTCCAGCGAATCTCATTATTATGACAACATTCCTGCCATCGTGGTGAGCAGTACGTCTTCTGACGAGATCACCATCAACGCATCTGCCCTGCCTATGGATGTCCTTGCGACCATCACAGGTCAGGTCTACGATGAGACAACCGGCGCACTCATCGAAGGTCCCAGAGATGTCAAGTACTTCGCCATCGGTTACAAGACCAAGAAGACCAATGGTGACGAGGTCTATGTCTGGAGATATAAGGGCACATTCAACGTCCCCGACCAGACCAATGTCACCGAGGATGATGGCACAGATGCGAATGGGCAGGAGCTGGTCTACACTGGCATCTCCACCACTCACAAATTCACCAAGACCGGCAAGGGTGCCAAGGCACTCAATGTCGATGTGGCAAAAGACCTTGCGGACGTTTCCGCATTCTTCGACACTGTCACCACTCCTGACACACTGACAGCAAAAAACTGACAAAGCCTATAGTGGGTATCGCTGTCGTAGGGACAGCCAAACTGTAGGCACAGACACATGCCACACTGCATAAGTGGTGTGGCATGACTTATATGGAGGTAAAAAGCATGACGAATGTTGATGCTCTTAAAGATTTATACGTCACACTTGGAGGTAAAGAGGACGATGTTAAGGACATCACCACCAGTGCTGACATGATCGTGGCTCTTAAGACTGTCGTATCTGCCCTTATCCCTACGGTAACGGCAGAGGACAATGGCAAGGTGCTGACTGTTGTCGATGGGAAATGGGAAGCCAGTGACGCTGTCGCAAAGGTCGGCTGATAGGAGGTAAAACATATGGCATACGATAAACAGACATGGGAGACCGGTGAGGTCATCAGTGCCGAAAGACTTAACCACATGGAGGACGGAATCGCTGAAGCAGGCTCTTCATCTGGTGGCGGTCTCACCAACATGGTGAATGGTTCTGCAGCTGGTTCGGTGCGTGGTATCAACACAGCATCTGAGGACTCGTCCTACACGATGGGTACTTATGCGTTTGCGGAAGGCAATGGCACTAAGGCAATTGGAAATTCGTCCCATGCAGAAGGTGTTGCCAGCATCGCAAGTGGACATCAGTCCCATGCTGAAGGCAATGGCGCACAGGCAACTGGAAATGCGTCCCATGCTGAAGGCAATGGCGCACAGGCAACTGGAGATACGTCCCATGCAGAGGGTCATGGCACCATTGCACAGGGTCACTGCCAGCACGTATCAGGTGAATACAACATCGCACAGGGCACCAAATATACACATGCGGATAGTGACTATGCTGTGATCGTTGGCAACGGCTCCAGCAAAAACGCACGATCCAATGCATTTGCGATGAAGTGGGACGGAACTTTTGTCTTTGCGAACGGAACGGAAATCACTCCAGCCCAGTTTGCATCACTGCTGGCACTGCTGAATAACTAAATTAGCACATATCTGACTATGGGGACAGCTCGACAGCTGCGAGTTTCCAGACGTTTCCTCCTTTCATTGGATTACCCATAGTCATTTTTTCTAAGGAGGGACATATGAAGCTGAACATTTACGACAAGAGAACTGTTGTCAAGACCTATGAAGCGAGTGCTTATGAGATCATGTTTGGTACTGTGGAAGACATCATCGATGCAGCCAAGCTGGACAAGATTGAGTCTGGCACAGATGCAGAAATCGTCATGGCAGCCACTAATCTGGTGACCAGCAGCATGGACACTGTCAAGGACCTGCTCAAGGATGTTTTCGATGGTCTTACAGATGACGAGATCCGTCATGCGAGGGTGTCTGAAATCATCAATGTTATCGTTGATATCATTATGTATGCAGTCTCCCAGATCACTCTCTTTGGAGGAAAGAAGGGAAAAAACTGACGAAGGGAGAGAGCAGTCTCTCCCTTTATGAAGTTTTCTTTGAAATGGAGCTGAACATCTGCGAGAGATTCCCATCACTCTCCCCATTTGATGTGCGGAGGGAGAGGGCATCTGAGGTCTTTCGCCTGATCGGGAGGATCAGGAAGAGCAACACGCACAGGTCAAAAGAAGTATCCAAGAAGGCTGTGATCAGGAGACCTGCAGGAGACAACTGGTTTTAAGGAGGTGATGATGTGGCTGATCAGGAAGTCACAACCAAATTTAAGGTTGACATAAGTGACCTAAAGAAGAATATCACAGAAGCCAACCGAGAAATGAAGCTGGCAAATGCCCAGTTCAAAGCATCTGCCTCTGCTATGGATGACTGGGGGTCTTCTGCTGATGGTGTCTCTGCCAAGATCAAACAGATCAATAAGGTCATAGATGCCCAGAAGAGCAAGATATCTGCCTATAAGTCCCAGCTTGCGAGGGTGCAGGAAGCATACGAGGAGAATGGCAGAAGGGCAGAAGAGCTTCGTACCAAGATGGCACAGCTCATCGATGATGGAGTGGATCCTGCGTCTGATGAGTACAAACAGTACCAGAGGTCACTGCAGGAGGTCACCAAGGAACAGGATGCCAACAAGAAAGCAGCGGATGACCTGCAGGTGACAATCCTCAACCAGACTGCTGCCCTCAATACGTCCGAACGTGAGTTAAGGACGTATGAGACAACGCTGACGGAGCTGGAGCAGGCTGAACAGCAGGCTGCGGATGGTGCGAAGGACCAGAAGAGCGCATATGAGTCTCTTGAGTCCACTGTAAAAGAACAGCAGCAGGCACTCGACCAGCTGAAGCAGACCTATGCCGATGCTGTTGTCCAATATGGTAAAAACTCGACAGAAGCAAAGCAGTTTGAGTCATCCATCAAAGAGCTGTCATCAGAGCTGTCTACCAACAAGCAGAAGTTAAGTGATGCAGATAAGGCTGCTGATGATCTTGACAAGTCGATGGACGATGCCGGTGATGCTGTGGACAAGGCAAAAGAAGGCTTTACAGTCTTCAAGGGAGTCCTTGCCAATCTGGTCGCAGATGGCATCAGGATGGCTGTCGATGGTCTCAGGGACCTTGGTCAGGCTGTGTATGACGCATATCAGCAGTATGACGAGGGTGCCGACATCATCATCAAGGCAACCGGCGCAACTGGTCAGGCTGCGGAAGACCTGCAGAAGTCATATAAAAATGTCACCAAGAGTGTTGTGGGTGACTTTGACCAGATAGGTGCAACCCTTGGTGAGCTTAACACAAGGTTTGGATTTACCGGCGAACAGCTGGAGGAAGCCACCATCCAATTCACCAAATTTGCTGACATTACCGGTACTGATGCCAAGACAGCAGTCCAGCTGGTGAGCAGGGCAATGGGTGATGCAGGAATCGAGGCAGACCAGTATTCCGATGTCCTTGATGCGCTTACTGCAGCTTCACAGGCATCTGGTATTTCTATCGACACTCTGGCAGGAAACCTGACTAAGTACGGCGCACCGATGAGGGCATTGGGCTTTGACACTCAGGAAGCCATCGCAGTTTTTGCAGGATGGGAAAAAGCCGGTGTCAATACTGAGATCGCATTCTCAGGCATGAAAAAAGCTATCTCCAACTGGGCAAAGGAAGGTAAGGACTCTCGCAAGGAGTTCAAGAAGACTCTGGAAGAGATAGAGAAATGTCCAGACATTGCATCTGCTACGACCAAAGCCATCGAGGTCTTTGGCGCAAAGGCAGGTCCAGACCTTGCCGATGCTATCAAGGAAGGCAGATTTGAGTACTCTGACTTCCTCGACATTTTGGAGGATTCCAAAGGTACTGTCACAAAGACATATGAGGCTACTCAGGATGGTTTTGACAAGGTCAAACTTGCCATCCAAGGAGGCAAGGCAGAGATTGGTGCCTACGTCAGCGAACTGGCAGATAAGTATGCTCCACAGATAGAGCAATTCGCTACAGATGTGGTGGCAGAGCTTAAAAAGGTCATCAAATGGTCTGCTGAGAACATCAAGACCATCGGTGCCTTCGCTGCAGCTCTCGCCGGTGCGTTCGTCACAGCGCAGATCCTGACATTCATCAACACGATTGCCCAGACTGTCACTGTCATAAATGGCCTGGTCACAGCGATGACTGCTGCCGAAACAGCCACTAAGCTCCTTTCCGCAGCACAGGCTGCTACACCTTGGGGACTCGTAGCACTGGCACTTGGTGGTCTCACCGCTGCCATGATCGAGTACAAAAAGAGGCAGGACGAGGCGATACAGGCTGAGTATGGTCTGACAGAGGCACAAAAACAGAGTGTGTCCGAAGCGCAGGAAGCGAAGAAGGCATATGATGATCTGTCTGCTGCAAGGCAGGAATCCCTCGATGGAATATCTGCCGAGTATGGTTATCTTGGGGAATTAAAGGACGAATACAACAGCCTGATTGACTCAAATGGGCAGGTCAAGGAAGGATATGAAGACCGAGCAAACTTTATCCTCAACGAGCTTGCCAATGCATTGGGTGTCGAGCGTGAAGAGATCGAGCAGAACATTGATGCTAATGGACGATTTGGTCAGAGCATCGATGACCTGATCCTTAAGAAGCAGGCAGAGGCATCGCTCTCAGCCGGTCAGGATGCATACACCACAGCCATCAAGGAGAGGGATAAATCCCTTAAGACCTATCAGAAGTCCCTTAAGACTCTGAATGCTGCCGAGAAAACATATACAGACAGCATCAAAGAAAATGGTGATGTCCTCACAGAGTATGAAGGGATGCTGAAGACAGCTCCCTCCACTGCTGATGATTTTTATTGGGCAAACCATAAGATAATCGAAGGTCAGAAGGAAGCCAAAAAGGCATATGAGGAAGCGAAGCAGGGAGTGGAAGACTCTGAAAGTGCGTATGTTGGTTATATCAGTACGATATCCAACTACGAGGGTCTCTCATCTGCCATCATCAGCGGTGACGTAGACAAGATAAACGCTGCTCTGCTGGATATGCAGACAGGGTTCATCACTGCCGAAAACGGCACCAGAGAGAGCCTTCAGAGACAGCTGGCGAATGCACAGGAAAATTATGCGTCACTGAAACAGGCAGCGCAGGAAGGCATGGCTGGTGTCACACAGGAGACAGTCCAGCAGGCTGCTGATCTCGTGACCAAGTCAAAGGCAGAATTGGATAAACTTCCTCCTGCAGC